GAATGGCATCAACATTTTCAACAGATCTAGCATTAGAATTAGTAGCAACCGGTGAAAAGGCTGGTCTATGGGGATCTATTACAAATACTAATTTACAAATATTACAACAATCAACTACAGGTGTGGTTGATGTATCAATGACATCTAGTTCTGATAAAACTTTACTTTTATCAGATGGAGCAACATCTGATGGTAAAAATTTTTATCTTAAATTAACTGGCACCATGACTGGTAATGTTAATCTTATTATACCTGCATCAACAACTGGTGGTACAGCTACTAGAGTTTATGTAGTGCAAGATGCAACAGACAGAACAACAACAAACAAATATACATTAGGTATTAAAACAGCTGGATCATCAAATCCAATAGCAGTTCCTGTTGGAGCTACAATGTTAATTCATTCTGATGGAACAGACGCAAGATTAGACATTTTACAAAAAGGCAACTTTGCAATTACATCATCTTCCATCACAGCTTACACAGCGGTAGCCGGAGATAATTTATTAATAGATACACAAGCAGCTCAAGTTACAATTACACTACCAGCCTCACCAGCTATGGGTGATGAAGTTAGTTTTATGGATGTATCTCCAAGTGGAGGTTTTGCCACTAACAAAGTAACAATAGACAGAAACAGTCAACCAATTAGAGGTGCTGCATCTAATTTAGAATTAGTTGCTAACAATCAATCGATTAAATTAAGATACACTAACGCAACCAAAGGTTGGCAATACGTATACAACGTAACATCATAGGAGTAAAAAATGCCGCTTACGAAAATTAAGTTTGCTCCTGGAATCGACAAACAAGATACATCAGTTGGAGCAGAGGGTCGTTGGGTAGACTCTGATAATGTAAGATTTAGATATGGCCTACCAGAAAAAGTAGGTGGTTGGCAATCTCTTTTAACAGATACTATTGTCGGTGTAGCTAGAAAACAACACGCTTTTGTTGACACAGATGGTAATAGATATGTAGCTCTCGGTACAGATAAATTTTTACTTTTATATTTTGAAGGTCAACTATTTGACATAACTCCATTACAAACTGCAATCACAGGTGCAACTTTTACTTTTAATGGAACAACAACTGTAACTTTAACAACATCAGCGGACCACGGAATTGCTGTAGGAGATATTATTAGACTAAGCTCTACAACCTTACCAGGTGGTACAACGGGTGTAACAACAGCAACTTTTAATGATATAAACTTTCAAGTTTTATCTGTTCCAACCTCTACAACTTTAACTATTCAAGCGGCTACTGCAGGTTCAGCATCTAGTGGTGGATCGGTAACTATTACTCCTTATGAAGTAGTGGGTCCAGCAGCACAATCTTATGGTTATGGTTTTGGTATTGGAAACTATGGTGGAACAATTACAGGTGTTTCACAAACAGAATTAGATGGATCGTTAAACGCAGACACTGCAGGTACAGGTGGATCGGGGACCGCGGTTACTGTAGACTCAACTACTGGTTTTGATGCTGCGGGTACTATTTTAGTAGGTAGCGAATTAATTACATATACATCAAAAAGTTCTACACAATTTTTAGGTATTACTAGAGGTACAAATGGAACGGCGACTGCTGGTACATCAAATGGTCAGGCACATAGTACTAACTCTGTTGTTCAAAATGCAACTAACTTTACAGGTTTTGGTAGTGCAGTACAGGCATCAACTGTAACTCTTGAACCAGGACTTTGGTCATTGAGTAATTTTGGTGAAGTTCTTGTTGCAACAATTGCTAATGGTAAAACATTTACGTGGAACGCAGGAGCTGCTAATCCTACAGGAACTAGAGCATCTACATCTACATCTGGATTTGCAACAACTAATAATCCAACTGCAACTAGAGTAACACTTATCTCACCAACAACACGTCACTTAATTCATTTTGGAACTGAAGTAACAATAGGTACACCAACAACTCAAGATGATATGCTTATAAGATTCTCTGTTGATGAAGATATAAATAACTATACACCAGAGGCAACTAACACAGCAGGGACACAAAGATTACAAGATGGTACAAAAATTATGGGGGCCTTAGTTGCAAAAGAAAATATTCTAGTGTGGACTGATAATGCATTGTATGCCATGAAATTTGTAGGTGCACCATTTACATTTGGTTTTGAACAGGTTGGTACAAACTGTGGATTAATTGGTAAGAATGCAGCTATTGAAATTGATGGTGTTGCCTATTGGATGGGTAACAATGGTTTCTTCTCTTTTGATGGTACAGTTAACACACTACCATGCAGTGTTGAAGATTTTATTTATGATGACATTGATACTACAAAAGGCCAACAAATTTGTGCAGGTATAAATAATCTATTTACAGAAGTTATTTGGTGGTATCCAACATCTAATGCTACTTTTAATGATAGATATGTAGTTTACAATTATGGTGAAGATAATTCTAATTTAGCTATGGGTAATTGGTATACAGGTACAAATACAAATTCTATAAGAACAACTTGGATTGATTCATTAGTATATCCAAAACCATATGCAACTGCATATAACAGTACAGCTACAGGTACATTTCCTATTATTCAAGGTGAAACAGGTTTAGGTCAAACCGTATTTTTTGAACACGAAATAGGAACTGATCAAGTTAATCCTGATGGTAGTACAACAGCTTTAACATCTTTTGTAGAGTCTTTTAGTTTTTCACTACAAAAAGATCAAAGTGAAATATTTTTAGCCATGCGTAGATTTTTACCTAACTTCAAAGTATTAACAGGTAACAACCAAGTAACAATATCTGTCAAAGATTTTCCTGCAGATAATAGCACAGCTACAAATTTAAGTCCTTTTATAATTACATCTAGCACAACTAAAGTTGACACTAGAGCTAGAGGAAGATATGCAAATATTAAAATAGAAAACACAGGGGCCGGCGAATCGTGGAGATTTGGTACGTTTCAAGTGGACCTACAACCAGATGGAAGGAGGGGATAATGGCAAAAATAGTAGTAAGATTACCAGAGCCTAAAAAAGAATATAGTGAAGATAACCAAAGACAGATTAACAGAGCATTAACAACTTTAATAGAACAATTAAACTCTACATATTTAACACAACAAAAAGAAGACCAAGAACGATTTACTTGGTTAGGATTAGGATAATGGCAAATATATATAAAAACGAAAAAACAAGTTTAACAAATACAGATTTAACTACACTATATACAGTGCCATCAAACTCTAGAGCTATTGTAAAATCATTATTAGTAGCAGAAGACAACGCTGGTGCAGCAGTTGTAAAAGTTACTTTAGTTGATGCTAGCTCTAATATATTTGTAGTAGATAATGATGTTGATTTATCAGCTAATCAAAAAGAACAAGTATTAAGCGAGCCTTTAATTATGAAAGAAAGTGAGATATTAAAAGTACAGGCTAGTAGTGGTCAAGTAGATGTTATTGCGTCAGTATTAGAAATAAACAGGGAGGACAGATAATGCCATTTGTAGAACAAGAAGAAGGTTACGAAGAAAAAATAATAGATGGTAAAACAGTCAAAGTATATAAACCAAGAGTAGAAGTAACTATAAAACATCTTCAAACAGGCAGAGAATACTTGTCTGATAAAGAAGCAGAAGATGATGTAAATAGCCCAATTACTGACACTACACAGGATGATATATCAAGAAATGTTAATATTATAGTAGGACCATCAGCTTTTGGTAACAAAACTAATCTATAGGAGTCGTTGACGAATGTATAAAAACCTAGTAAATTGTGATACACTCGCCTATTTACAAGCTTTGCGCACTTGCTTTAACATCAATAATATAAAGAGAAACTATGGGATTTTTTGATAAATTTATACCAAAAGAAATAACAAAACCTTTTACAAAAGTAGCACGTAAAGTTATTCCAAAAGAGTTAAGACCCGCATTACCTTTTTTAGCAGCGGCTGTGCCTTTTATGTTACCAGGTGGTTTTGCTATTGGTGGTTTAAATCCTGCTGTAAGTAGAGGTATAATGTCTTCTCTCGCTAATATAGGATCACAAAAAGTTTTAGATCCAGAGGGTGATTTAAATGATTTATCTGTTTTACTAGCAGGTGCAACCGGTTATGGAACTACACCGGGAGCAGCAGAAGGAATTAGGAGTTTACAAGTTCAAGCACCAGAAATTGCAGGAACATTAGATCCAGGCATTACACAACAAAGTTTAGGTTTTTTTGATAAAGCAAGAAATGTAGGTCTTGAAGGATTAGCTAAAGGTGCAGAATTTTTAGGTGGTGCAAGAGAAACTATGGCAGGATTTGGTGAAGAGCCGGCATCTCTATTTACAAAAGAAGGAGCAAAAGCTTTAGGTAAAGCAGCAGCGGTGCCAGTATCACAAGGAACAGGTGATCTTGCATATGCAGAAGCAACTAGAGCATTAAGAGAGTTTAATGCAGCAGAAGCGGCAGAACTAGCACAAGCAGGATTAGATG